TCTGCAGGCTTTTGGGCGCGCCTATCCCGTACCCCTTTTGTTCCAGTTCACGCTTGCTTGCGCCGCATGGGGGTACCCCACCCCACCCCACATGGCTTGGCAAAATCTAGGCCCCCTCCATTTGTAGGGAAGTCCGCAAATTACGACCTAAAAAATGAAGCAGGGGTATTGACACACTCAGTCCAACTAGATATACCGGGTGCATGACACCAGATCAGATCAACTTTCGCGCCGAGTTCAAATATGATCAAGGCGTGCTCATCCGCTTAAATACAAACAAACCTGCATATATTTACTACAAGGTAAAAAAACGTGACGTGCGACCGTACGGTCTCGTAGAGTTTAATGGCAGACGCTATGCCGTACATCGCGTGGTGTGGGCGGTTGTCTACGGCGAGTGGCCGCAGCACGGGCTTGACCATGTTAACCGGGACACGCGCGACAATCGCATAGAAAATCTTCGGCTGGCGACACCATCTGAGAACAGCCGCAACAAGTCAAAAGCCACGAATAATACAAGCGGTCACAACGGGATAGACTGGAACAAAGACAAATGGCGTGTGCGCGTAGGCACTACATTTGGAGGTCGCTACGACAGCCTAGACCTTGCGTTAAAGGTGCGCGATTTGCTTTATAGCGAGTTGGGTTATGTTGATGACCACGGCGATTGACACCCACCCGGCTTTCCAGCATATTTCCCTGCATGGACTTGAGCCCATTCAATTACACCAAGTGGTCAGACAGGCTGGCATTTGACATGGCCCTCCTGCTGGAAGGCAGTGGAGAAACGATCAAGGAGATCGTCCAGCGCCACAGGCTGGGCCCGACAGACCTCGTGGATTTCTCGAAAGACCCGGTATTCCTCAAGAAGGTGGAGCACTATCGGGGCGAGGTTCGTGAGAAGGGGCTCACATTTAGAATGAAGGCTCGGGCGCAGGCAGAGGAACTTCTTGTCACGAGTTGGACGCTCATACATAGCCCGGATGTCTCTGCAGCCGTTAAGGCCGATCTTATCAAGAGCACGGTCAAGTGGGGCGGACTGGAACCCAAGAATGATGCCGAGGCGACCGCTGGCGGCGGCGTGAAGATCACGATCAACCTAGGCCAGCCCGTGGAGTATGAGGTGGACACGACGCAGGTTATCGAGCATGACGAGTACGACGAGCCTGCTGTCGATGATCTTGCCTGACACCCTGATGGATGTATTTGGTGAAGACGCCGAGACTGGTTGCTTATCTGCTCGGGTTTATTCAGCGGTGGCGGCACGTGAGATCGAGCGAAGTCTTGCCGAAGCCAGTATCAGTTACCAGACCCGGATTATTCGTTCCCGCAAGCGTGGCATTTATTACCAGATCGCCATCTTGGGAGGAGATTTCGATGGAACCTGAGCGTGTCTACCACGTGGCTCCATTGTACGATCTCTACCTCCACGAGTTCAACAGGGACGGCGACTGCTGGTGCTGCCCGGAACTTGACTACGACAGGGAAGAGATAACATACGTGCACCACGCCTATGACCATAGGGAAGATTACGAGGAAGGGTGGCGCAAGCCGCATTGATAGCCGATGGCAATCGAGATCAGCTACACGCCTCCGCCCACGGGCAAGTTGTTCATGGAATGCGGCAGCAAGATGCGTGTCCTCATGGGACCGGTTGGCTCCGGCAAGAGCGTCACGTGCTCGTTTGAGATCGTGCGCCGGGCGTCCATGCAGAAACCTGACGCCTCCGGCAGGCGGCGGTCGCGCTGGGCCATCGTTCGGCAGACGGCGCGGCAGTTGCAGGATACGACGGTAAAGACGTTTCTGGACTGGTTCCCGCCGGGCCCGTGCGGACAGTTCATGCGCACGACGAAGACGTATCTGTTCAAGGTCGGGGATGTCGAGGCGGAGATCATGTTCCGTGCTCTGGATGACGCCGATGACGTGGCGAACCTGAACTCACTGGAACTTACTGGTGCGTGGTTCAACGAGTGCCGGGACATCCACCCCGACATTATCGACGCGATGTCCAAGCGTATCGGACGTTTTCCGTCGTCCAAGGACGGCGGTCCGACGTGGCATGGGATGTGGGGGGACACGAACCCGCCCATCATGGATAGCTGGTGGTACTACCAGATGGAGAAGCTGGACCCCACGGATGGCGTCAGCTACAACGACAATGGCTGGGAAGTGTTCAAGCAGCCGTCAGGGCGCAGTGTCTACGCCGAGAATATCGAGAACCTGCCGGAGGGATACTATGACACTCAAGGTCGATCAGACGAGTATATCCGCGTCTACATTGACGGCGAATATGGCCTTAGCCTCGCTGGTATGCCTGTCTACAAGTACTTCCGCCCTGACTACCATATGGCTCACGAGCATATTCGACCTTTCATTGGCGGCATTCGGCCTATCATCGTCGGTATGGACTTGGGGCTCACGCCCGCCGCCCTGATCGGGCAGCAGGACCCCCGTGGACGAGCACTGATTATGGCTGAGTGCGTCAGCTACGACATGGGTATCCAGCGGTTCGTCAGGACGCTGCTTAAACCACTGCTGTATGAGCGGTTTTCGGGGTGTCCGGTGCTCGTTGTAGTTGATCCGGCAGGTACGGCGCGGGCCCAGACGGACGAGCGGAGCGCGGTTGACATCGTTAAGGCCGAGGGTTTTAAGGTCATTCCGGCCAAGACCAACGCCATTTCGGCCCGCATCAGCGCCGTCGATGATTATCTCATGCGACAGGTGGACGGCGACCCGGCGTTTCTGGTCGATCCCAGTTGCACGCATCTGAAGGCGGCGATGATGGGTGGCTACCGGTACAAGCCCACGGGCGACAACGTGATCGACAAGAACAAGCACAGCCACGTGGCTGAAGCACTACAATATCTTTGTCTGCATTTGAACAATGTCAGCGGGGATACGCTCTATCAGAACTTCAAACGGAATATCCGGCCCATCTCGGCAGCAGGATGGACTTGACCGGAACGGGCATTTGAGGTAGGGTAATCGTGCTCGGGGTGTATATCCACCCACCCTTGGTGACGTTTCCTCCCTGTTGAACTTACCGGTAGGTAACTACCGGTTTTTTCTACAAGTTGGGTTATTCAGAGTTTTCCGGCTCAGCCTTCCTTTGACGTGAATGTCCCCGGTAGCCCCCGTTGCCGGGGATTTCCTGTTGCGAACATATTGTATTTGGTGTAGCGTGCGTCCGACTGGCTCATAACCACAAGGACTTAGCCTATGGCGACCGTCTCTCCTGCGTTTGACTTCGTTCAGGCGCAGTCCGCAAAAATCCCCCGTGTCATCTGGGCCGATATCGTGACCGGTGACACCATCGTATCATTCTCCGTTGTCGCACAGGCGGCTGTGGCTGGTGCCGTCCAGTTTGACGGTACGTTTGGTGGTGCCACTGTCGGCTTGCAGGTATCCAACGACGGCGTTACGTTTTTCGACATGAAAGATTTGGGTGGCACTGTCGTGAGTGCCACATCGGCTGGGCTGTTTGAGTTCACCACTGCGGCGGCTTATCTCCGCCCGATTGTGACTGGCGGCGCGGCTAACGCCATCGACGTTACTGTAGTTCTGCGGGGGTGACGTGCTCAACATCGTCCTGATCATGCGGCGTGTAAGGAGGCAGACATCTGCGCTCCTGAACAATCTGCTGTCTGAGGATGGTGACGACCTGCTGCAGGAAGACGGTACGTACATCCTGCTGGAGTAGCTATAAGTGAAAAAGCCGGTTAAATCCAAGGTCAATGCGGCGGGCAACTACACCAAGCCCGGTATGCGCAAGACGCTGTTCGAGAAGATCAAGGCAGCTCCGGTGCAGGGTACCAAGGCAGGGCAGTGGTCCGCCCGTAAGGCACAGCTTCTGGCCAAGCAGTACAAGTCCAAGGGCGGGGGCTACACATCGTGAGAAACCCGCAGCAGTCGCTCAAGGACTGGACGGCGCAGAAATGGCGCACGAAGTCCGGCAAGCCGTCTTCCAAGACGGGTGAGCGATACCTGCCGGAGGCGGCTATCAAGGCTTTGTCTTCATCAGAATATGCTGCTACAACCAAGGCCAAGCGTTCTGGCAAAGCCAAGGGTAAACAGTTCGTGCCTCAACCGGCGACCATCGCCAAGAAAACCTCTAAATTTCGATAGGATAGATTATGGCGAAGAACGTAACCAGAATGCCAAACAAAAGCCCACCGGCTGTGAGCAAAACCTACATCGGCGGAAAACTCAAGTCCTATCCAGCCCCCCGTAGCGGCGGATTTACAACGATGAAACTGTCTCCGGACACGCCAGCAAACACGAATAGGTCTGTGGCCGCGCGCAATGCTGCTATACGAGCGAAGTATCCTACAATCGATGATGGATGGAAGCTCAATTCTGGTCAGGCTGCTTATGGTCCGAAGCCCCCCTCGATGGCTTCAAAGGTCGCCAATGCTGCCAAAACTGTTGCTGGGGGTATTGCTCGCGGTGCGATGCGAGCCGCTGGTCCCGCTGGTGCATTGGCTAGCATGACTACGCCCACTGGCGATGGACGTGAAGCAAAGCCCAAAGGCCCGCTCATGGCCGGAAACTCAAAGGGTAAAGGCCCCGGCGGCGGTTCGCTTAGTGCGCCTAACCGCACAGCACCATCTAGCTCCAAAATGTCTGTAACCGGCGGGCGAGGCGTCACCGCA